TTAATAATACCACTACCTGTCGTGTCTAGGGTTCCGCCCGTGCCTACATGTAATGTATTTGTATTTGTACCATTAGTAATAGTATTGAAACTTGTGGCTCCTCCTGCTGGAGTTTGCCATGTAGCAGTAGTTGAACCTGTAGCTGTACAAACTTGTCCCGTAGTGGGGGTTCCGGTACAAGCTACACCGTTTTCCGCAGTAGCATTAATTGTTCCGCTGCCCGTAGCATCTAGACTCGCACCCGTGCCTACATGCATAGCTGCTGCATTGTTAGTTCCGCTTGTGATAGAACCAAATGCAGCCGGTGCAGGAGCGCTTACACCCGTAGAGAAAAAGGTTCTAGCGTCAGCAATGTTTGTATTCGTAAATGAAGATGATCCCACAACTACTACAGCTATAGGAATTGTAGTACCGGAGAACCCAGTTGTATTATGGCCCGGTGCGCAGCTTAAAGTCGTATCAAGGTATACATAATTTGTATTGCTTGCGGTAAGAGTTATATTACCACCCGCATATTGTACGATAGTTCCTGAGCAAAAAGATGTACCCGGACCAATGTTCAAGACTAATCCACCATTAGATAGGGGGGCATATCCCGGTGCTACACCATTCGTCACTTGTGCATTAACCGCAAAATTTGGTGCCCCGGTCAATTGTGGCTGTTGGGCCGGAAGTTGGGTGATAAATAGTGACCAAATCATTAAACTAGCTACAATTGATTTTAAAAACTTCATGTATTCTCCTAAACTGTGAGTTTGTTCGGCCCTGCAACTAATTGCCCTGATGCGGAATAAACTGATATAATATAGTAAGTTCCGGGCGGGGATATACTAGCATTGGGCCAAAAAGTAGGACTGCCTGTGATAACTCCGCTACTATCTAAGAGTACTTTAACTTGATTAAACTGAAGTTGCGTATTATTTACACTACCGTCTTGGTTTAATGAAATCAATAGATAACCATTAGCAACCGGACTCCCATCGGGATTTTGAAACGTGTTAACAGTGAGTGCGGTTCTTGGCATATTATAATCCTATCCTTCCCTGACGACCTTGTGAAATATTATCAACCTTAACAATAGGGCTTCCGGTAATTTGTTGCCAATTATTCAGCCAAATGTTCATCTGTGTTTCAGAAAGACCTTCCGCCGTGCTTAATAGATTAGTAATAAATTTCTGATTAGCCAATTGAAAACGGGGATCATCTGCGTACATATACATTTGACTCAAGAAGCCCCAATTATAAAGACGAGAGTATTCATCTGGAATAGGTGACCATAATGACTGTGTACTCGTAATGATAGACGGCTTCTGTTGAATCTGGATAACCACAGGATACGCTTTATCCGGGGCTGGCATCAATCTAAAGGTAACACTATTGTTTGCATTGTCGTATTGAGCCGATATGCTGTGTGGACGGGCTTGGTTTGAATCTAATGCTAAGTCAAGTTGAGGAGTAATTTGTCTCCATGCCGTTTGACAACTATTGGAATTGTAATCAGTCTCTTGAATGGATGCGTTTTCAATCCAGCCAAACTGATATGATGTACTCGCGTTTTGACTCGGAAAGGCTCCTTGATTTGTCCATTTTGCGCTGCCATCATTTGTTATACCGCCACCAGTTGCATTCCATGTCGGTAAAGATGCCCCGGTTGTACCGGCTGTAGTGACTTGCTGTGCGTTGCCATTACTGTCAATAAGTACATAGCCAATACTTACAGGAGTAAGGGCTGTCCAGTTAAAAATGGTATAATCTTGTTGTCCAACATTTGCAATAAAGCCAATTACGGCACGATTCCAGCGCCATGCGAAAGGAGGGCCAATAATCGTTTGTAAAATAGTGTTGGCACTGGTAAGGGCGGGTTCGTTAAAATTACCTGCATTTTGGGGTCTTAAGAATATAAACCTCTTCGCCCAATCCATTGTTTGAGCCAACGTGATAGAAGAATTTGCCATTTTACTCCATAAAAATAAAAGCGGGAGACGGGCATTTGCCATACGTCTCCCGTAGTTATTACCATCCCGGCCAAGGGCCAAAAGGCTGTGCGGGATTGATTGGTTGTATTCCCCAACCAGTGTCCATTATCATATTAGTCGGATAAAAACCGAAGTCATCCATCTCGCGGTCTGCTTGACGAACGGCCTTGTCAAGAGACTCTAACCATAGTTGACGTTCTTGTGGATACTTTGAACGAACTTTCGGATCAGGGTTGCGTCTAAAGCACTCAGCAAAGAACCCTTGTTTAAAGGCCCATTCAAAGTCATCAGGAATTGGATTAATATACTGTTGTGTATTAAAGAATCTTGGGGCACGCATTTGCCCAACTACTTCGATATTCCAGACAGTTCCAGTTTGCGAAGGAATTGGCGATATTCTAAATCCTTGTCCCTGTGGATTAATAGCTGTCCAAACACTTGTACCATCTACTACTGTAGTGGCAAGAATATTTGGATTACGGAATGTAGGATATGTAGGATTGGTTGGCCAAATTGGTTCCGTAGCCCCACATGTGCCGAAAGTAGTCAATGTCCATAAATGCCCGTATGGATCGGTAATATTTGTAGTGGCATTTATAGGCGTAATTAAATTCCCTTGTGGGTTTGTATAGATTACACCGGGTCCGGGGTTTTGCTGTCCGGTTTGTCCGGGTCCGGCAACTGTAGTTTCACCTGATGGGAAACCTGCTGTCGGTCCTAGCGGGTGTTGGCCCCAAGTACCGGTCATTAACATACTATTAGGTAACCAACCAATTTTACCCGGATACGTATTTTGATTATTCGTAACCAGTAAGTCTTTATGAACTTCCAAAAACATCTTTTGCTTGGGAACAGAAGTTTGATTAATATTAACTGCCCATGAACTTTCAATCCACCCAAGGTTAACTAGACCGGGAATCATATAGTCTTGCTGGCAACTAATCGTATTAAATGGTGCAATATTATAACGATTCCATTTCCAGTTGTAAGGCTGTCCACCGGGACCGCCGTTAATCAATTGCTGCATTACATCATTAGCCATTGACAAAGCAGGAGCCATTGAAAAGCCGCCTGTAGATAAGGCTGGTGCAACATCACCTAACGTTGAAGCATCGTCCACAACTTCTTGTAATCTTATAGTAGAATTACCAAAAACTACACATGAGGGAGTCGTGCTCGCAAAGATGATAGCATAGCCTTGTACGCCCGGAGCCGATGCTACTAGATAAAGATTAGTCGCGTCATATTTTGTTGGGGTTTGAAACCAGACAGCACCGCCGCTAGTATACTCGAAAATAACAGAACCCGGTATAACTCCTAAATTGTGTGGTAAAGTGAAATTACCGGATGCTGATGTTGTAAACGCTACTTGGGTGCTTGGTAATCCCATTTTTACTCCTTAACAATCGCATGATGCGTATACAATTACCACTCCGGTAACGCCGGGAGCCGATGCTACTAAATATAAGTTAGTAGCATCGTATCGTAGTGGTTGAAACCACACACTACCGCCATCGGTAAATTCAAAAATAACGGTTGTTGGAACAATCCCCAAGTTATGAGCTAAGGTAAAATTACCAAATGCCGTTGTTGTGAATGGAATCGTAGCGTTTGCGCTTGGCATGTTTCCTCTTATCTTAAGTTAGTACTGTCAGTAACTTGTCTGTAATAGTCGCCATTATCGCTGAATCGGAACTGAATCGATGAAGACGGCACGTTACGAGTCTGAAAGTTAACAGCCGCTTCATACTGCGCTACTGCCTTGAGATATAATTCATCTGAGGCAAAGGCAGTACGATTTACAGGCTTCCATGTCTTACCGCAACGCAAACAACGTACCCACATATCGCCATTGGCAAATGTATGCTTCATAACGGCATACTGTGAATCGTCACCCTGTCCACCGATAACGCCATTGGCTCCGTTTCCGCCTTTCTTGTGGTTACAACGTTTCTGCACCATATCATCATTACGAGATAGCTGTTTTAAAGTTTCCCCGTTAATTTTGCTTCTCTGTCTGACAGTTTCACGCTTTAATTCGCGCTCGGCTAGACGTTCCTCTAAGTCTTGTACGTTTGCTTTCTTTTCCAGAACCGCTAGGCGTCTTTCCTCAATTTCTAAACGCTTTGCTTCTAGTTCTAGGTTCGCTAATTCCTGCTTACCAGATGCTTTGGTTTCAGGCAATGCTACCGTTGCTTTAACATTTGGTTCGGCTAGCGGAACAGATGCCCCTGCAATATCTTGTAAATTTCCCATTGGTTGATTTCCTCCTAATCAGCTAATCTACTACCTGCATTTCTAAATGCTTGTAGGGTTGAATTGTATTTATCAAATGCTTTGTCTAAACGTGGTTTACCAAAGACTTCATTAGCTTTATCTTCAGTTATAATGCCTTTCAGTATAAGTTGCAGAAGAGGCGTACGCCACCCTCTGCGTCTTTCAGCTAACGGTGCTCCATATTGATCGAAATTCATAATAGATAGTTCAGGCATTTTACCGAACTGTACCCAACATGCAACCTCTAATTGCTCGACTCCGTTTGGTTGCCATAAAAGTGTAAGTTTATCTGCGTGTGGGTGTTGTGTATAATAGCAAGGTATACTAGCTTGGCGTAGCTTGGTTATAAACTCGGCATGATCCATTACCCTACCGACTCTCGCCTCTACATCGGAATAATCTTCTGGCATTAACCACTGATATTGTTTCGCTATTTCTTCGTTAATTTCCCGACTCTCAGCTAAGACTTCCTGAGTTTGTGAACTGACTGGTGCATCTTGATAACGCTTTTGTGCGTACTCCGCAACTTGTGCGGCCAATTCCGGGGTCATTTTAGGACCGGTTAATTCCGAATCGTATGATTCCCAAGGTGCAGTTTCCTGAAGTCTAGTTCCCTGTGAAGCTTGTATTTCTTGTAGCGTTGGTTCTGGCATTTATCTCCTCTATATCTGCCATTAATATATGTCTGCTATTCAATTACGCTTCTAGAGTGAAATTTACGAATTGGTAGCAGTCTCTTCACCCGGCATGTACACACCTGACGGGAATTGAAGAAAAACCGTATATAATAGGTAATTAGGGTAATCCACCCGCCTTACTGTATTATATACAGAAAAACTTGTTAACTGATTTCTAAGCTACGGCTTAAGGCGGTTGCCTTATTTAGATGATCTAAACAGGACGCGACGATATAATTATAATCCTCTGGACCGCACTGGTTTTCAAATCCGCCTAGCGTCCACAGTTTTTCCATAGCTATTTCAGCATCAGATTTTTGATTCTCACATAATTGTAAGAATAATTCATCTGAATACATCTTAGATTTCTGAAGGTTTCTACGGAGAATAGAATGTGTTCTCCGTAGAACCCGATTTTGCCTTTTGATGACCGCTATATATTCATCATTGTCGTTATCATTATGCATATTCTCCTCCCGAAGTAGACAAATGATTAGGGTAGTACTTGTACGTTTACAGTTGCGTAAATCTTCATGATTGGTAGACCATTCATGGGGTTTCCACTAGAAACAATGGCCCCAATTGCGTTACTGAATGTTGGATAAGATACTTCAACTTCCACATTACCCGGTGCAACGGCTGTAACAACACCAGACGCCGAAACAGTTGCAATTGCTGTCGCTGTTCCTGAAGGCTGATAGGTATTACCTGTCAGTGTCTTCGCAGGATAAACTAGATATGTTAACTCAGCCTGAACTGGTTGACCAGTCGCAGTTGCCGCATGAGTTTCCGCTACCGCCGCTGTATTTGCAAGAGTTAATGTCGTGCTTCCGTTATTCGCGGTTGCTACGAATGTCCCGTTGTTAGCAGGAGTAGTTACGAAGCCCGTCACAACGAATGTCTTTCCAACAAGGCTACTGGCTGCAACACCGATTGTTCCGGTGTAAACTGCTACGCCGCCACTTGTAGAAGCTACTGAGCTAATAACGAATACGTTCTCGTTAGTTTCTTGAGATGTTGCTGTCGCTGCATGTGTTTCAGAAACCGCGAAGTTGTTCTCAAGTGTGATTGTAGTACTCCCGTTGTTCGCTGTACAAATGAATGTACCGTTATTTGACGGAGTAGTTACGAATCCCGCGACTGTGAAAGTCTGTCCAACAAGACTGTTAGCTTTTACACCAATAGTTCCTGTATAAACAGCTACACCCTCTTCTGAAGTTGCAGTAGCTGATGCGCTTTCCGCTGTTGCTGCTACGTTAGCTAATGTTAGTGTGGTTGTAGTTGAAGCTGTTGCCACGAACACGCCATTATTGTTTGCGCCAACGAATCCGGCTACAGTAAATAATAGGCCGACGAAAGCGTTTGAACCGCCACTTGTAATAGTACCTGTGTAAACCGCTGTACCGTTCACTGATGCCGCAACTGCACTCAGAGTCAATGCTCCGGGTGAAGATGTGCCAACACTAGTAAGAACGAATGCTGTTCCGGGGTTATATTCTGCGCCGGAGGCATCCTGTACTTGTGGGTTTAATTGAAAACTTGTTTGTCCGTTAGCTCCACCAACTGAAAGGACTACGTTATTTTTGCCGGGAATCGTGCTTGTTCCTAAGTTACCTTGGACAGCGATTTTCGCGGCTACACCCAAACCTGTAGTTTGAGTAGGATAAGATTCTTGAATATTAGACATGGTTTTTTTTATATTCTCCTTATATTCTAATTAGCCGCTGTATGCCACGCGAGCCTTAACGGTGTACGCTAGTGCTGTACCGCTTCCGGCTGCATAGCTAGTTGTTGCAACTACAATAGTACCACCGGCCTTTACGTTTACAATAAAGACACCTTGGTTAACTACCCCGGCTGCGGCTACTGATCCTACGCTTGCCAGAGTATCCGTTACGGAAACGTTGGCATCAAGGTCAGTATATACAACCGTAATAGCTGGCAAAGTTGCAGCGGTAGGGGTGTTTGTAGAAACTTCATAAAGTTGAACTTCATAAAGTCCGCTCGTTGGAGCGGTATATGTTAGAACGTTTGCATTATTAGCAACCTGTGCTGATGCAATCGCCTTAGCGTTGATGTTTGCCAGAGGAACCCAACCGTTACCTGCACTCATATAGAGAGCACCGTTTACGGTGTCAATTCCAACGTTAGGGGCAATTGGCAAACCTCCCGAAGCCGCCGTTGAAGGCGCTCCTTGGAATACTTGATTAAGCAAGCCCATTTATTTCTCCTTTTGCAGATGAGAGCACCCGTCTGCGAAGTGTGAAGCGACTTGCGCCTCAAGTTCTTTAATTCTTTGTTTTAGTGCAGTACAATTGTTACAACGCCGATTTCTTTCCTGTTCCGATTTAGTAGACCATTTTACATTTCCTACTTCATAATTACCGTCGTTGTCAATTCGATCTAATGAATGCTTATCGGAAGGTCTTAATCCTACCTCGTTAAAGAATTCTTCAAAGGAAGTAAAATTAAATCGTATGCCACGGTCAAAATAGTGTTCGTGCTTTGAATGATTAGCCTTACAGCGTTGTTTTGCATGTTGGTAAGCAAACCATTCTGGAGTACGGCACATTCCATGTGTGCGGTTTTTTGTCTTACGAAAGCACCCACAACTGGAGACTTTTCCTGTTGTTAAGTGTGCTTGTCCGGCAAAATGTTCTTTTCCACAATCACAAATACATCTCCACATTCTTTGTTTAGCTTTGTTGACTCCTACTACTTCAATAAGAGTTAACATTCCGAATTTTTGTCCCGCTATATTCAATTTACGCATAATACTTATTATATCATACGTGTCAAGTTCCTAGAAGTGTACAATAAACCAGAACCAAGGGTATTAGTAAAATACCAACACCCTTGTGTCTGTAAGTTGTTTAGCTTATTGCACTCGCGGCATCAATTTCCCTGATTCTGATCGTAGTATCGGGGCCTAAAGATGTTGTAAAATGCCAAATTTGTTAACTGATTTCTCAGTGGTAGATCATTTCTGTCTACCTCTGCATGTTGTTTTTCCATGCAGTTCAGACTATCGCATCTTCTTACGAAGTTTCTCCGCTTAGTCGTTCACGCTGCCATTACGCTTGCGCCCTGTTAGCCATTTCAGCTTCCAAGTCAATCAGGAGAAATTTAGACAGGGCAATTTTACCTTTACCCTGTAACTAGTCCAGCCCGGAATTAACCCTTCTGGATCGGCTACTGTCATTATAGACTAGTTATAACGAGCCCACAGTTAGAAGGCTCGGCATTTTGCACGATGTTACATTTTATGTTCGACCATTCACCATCTCCAAAGCCTGTGTCGCCTTGTGCGCCAAGCTTGATAGAGAAGATACCATCACGTCCGAAGATATAAGTACGAAGCGCGGTCAGACCGGTTACGCTCTTATAGTTCGCAGTGCTGGTAACTTGGTTTGTCTGGAAGAAACGAACACCGGTTGAAGGGAGTTCGATCATTTCTGTAAGGTCTACAGAAATTAAGTCTTCCATTCTTGCAAGACCCACTGGGGTGTGCTTCAAGATATCGATTGGAGCATTGTTGCTGTTGTCAGCAAGAACGTCACCAAGCGCAAACGGATGGATTACACCGCAGAATGTCTTTGAAGCTTCGTCGAACGGACGAACCGAACGACCTGCAAGACTCTGTACAGAGTTACGAATCTGGTTCAATGACAGAGTTGTGAATGAGGTTAAGCTTGTTGCACCAAGCTGTGTTAGTACTGAAGAATCGATAGCGTTTGCGCCGTCAGCAGTTGCACGGACAAGTGCGCTAAGAGATTCACCAAGGCGGTATGAAAGTTCACGCGCCACATTCTCAACAGTGTTGTCAATTGCGGTAGCAAGCGATAGACTTGAGAAGTTTGCGTAATCGGCATACTCACCGATGGTTGCAGTTGTAGTTAGTACTTGTACCGAGATACCTGAACCAACTGTACCTTCTGTAGTTTGTGCTGTGTTAGCGGCCAGAGGTACATACATGAACATTTCATATTGGTTACCAGACTTCATAGGCAAGTCAAGACGTTCTGAGCAAGCTACGAAAGGAGTCTGTGCCTTCAGGTTTTCGCGGAATTTCTTGTCGTAATAGCGTACTGTTGATTGAGGCAGATTTGACTGACTATTACTCGACGGGCTATAATTAGCCATGTTTTGTTTTCCTTTTCAGGAAAAGCTAGTTTCCCTCCAGAAATTATAGATTTTCCTTTTCATGTCCTTTATCGCGTAAACTACTTACAACAGTAATCCGACTGTGTGTTCATTTACTTCAGTTAAGACTCTAACCGAAGTTGCCTCACGCTATTGGTGATTCTTACAGTAATCCGACTGTGAATCTTTTTTTGCTGAATGAAAACTCACGTCGTCTATTCAGCGGAAATATTGAGAAGTTTTATCATGACTAATGCATCTTGCATATGTCCGTAAAAATCCTCTTTGATACGTTTAACTCTATACCCCAAATCGAAGTATAGTTTTTGGGCTGGATTAGTTACATCTACGTATAGATATATATAACCCATTCCATTGTAAAATTGATGACATACTTTAAACAATTCCGTTGCTATTCCTTTTCCTCTATGTTCAGGAAGTACGGCAATGTTGTAAACATATGGACCTTCTTTGTAAGTAGATAATAAAAAACCAACCACTTCATTATTTTCCACAGCAACCCATGTTTGACCTTTATGCAATTGTTCCAAAAGTTCTACATTAGGTTGTGGTTTTTGATGACAGGTTTTATTGATAGTAAAAACAGAGCGTAAGTCTTTAACGTCATATTCTCTAACGATCATCTTATACTCGCGGTTTTCTTGCCTCTGCTTCTAGTCTATCGACTTTCTTACCGAATTCCTTATCTTGTAGAAGACGCTTTTTATACTCCTCACTTGGCATAGCCTTAATTGCTTGTAAACCTGTAAGAATGCGCTTCTGGCCGTTAGAAATAACTTCGTATACAATATCGCTACCAGTTGGAATAATCGGTCCGACTGAGGAACTATTATCGTTATTTAACCCACTCGCAATGCGGGGGTAAACGGGCGGTGCTTGCTCCACAACTACTGGTTCTACAACTGGTGCTGCTTCGGCAACCGGAGTCGCAACCGGAGTCGGCGCGGCTCCTAAAATCAAAACGCCCTGTGCCTTTAGGGTGTCATATGCTTTCTGGTAGTTAGCCTTGATGGGCGCTAAATCATAACGGACCATCCATGAAGTAATGGCTTCAAAGTTTTCCTGACACTTGTAATAATCAGGATTATCATTCACGAAAGCATTAGCTTCAATTTTTGCCCGTAATGACAAGTTTTCCCGTTCGCCAGCGCTTAATTTAGCTCCAATATCACTTAAAGGTGCGCCTACTTGCGCTTCTACAATGGTATTTACTGCTTCAAAAGCTGTGGTAGGGTCTTGTAGTTTCCGAGCCAAATCATAACGTTCTTCATCGCTTAAATCGCGGGGATGGAAATCCGTAAAACCTTGAAAACGTGGTGTATCGGCTGAAATTTCCTCGTCATCGACAATCCCTAAACGTACTTTACGTGTCTCTTGGCGTAGTTTACGAATTAATAGTACGTTCTGTTCCCTTAACTTGTCTGCTAGTTCCTCGTGGGTCGTATATTCCAGAACTTGTTTCCCGCCGATTGGTCTGCCGTCTTCATCTGTCGGTTGATAGATGTACTTCTTTACTTCTAATTCCTGTTGTTCACTCATAGAACGCTATCCTCCTCCGTGTTCGAATCCTCTCCAAAATCTAACCCTTGAACTGCGTCTACTGGTTTATCTGATGGGCGCGAGTGTATATACTCGTCCACTGTGTTATTAATCGAATCTAATACCAATGTATATAATTGAGCAGCCGTTTGTGACTGCATGTGCCGTGCTATAATTGCGTCTTTATCTTTAACGTCTGTATTAATCAGTTGTCTTACAAACCAATCTACACAAGTTCTATGAATTTTCGCAACTACTTTAAATCCGGGCTGTCCTATGACCGCCGCAAGTTCTGCTATCTCTTGTTGATCTAAAACTAATTCTGGTTTGAATGTGAAATCTACTTCCATACTTCTCCTTTATGGAATTCGTTAGGGTTTTCAAGTGGACGATGAAGTACCTAACTCCCACCGGCTTTATTCTACGGGTGCTTCTTGACCGCCAAGACCTGAAGTATCAGGCTCACCAGTATTGGCTTCCGCTTTAGTACTATTTAATACCGCCCCTACAGCAAGTCTTTCTTTGATACGGCCATCAATTGCCTCTTGTTGAAGTTGTGACTTCTGTTGGGCATTTTGCTGACTAATCTTTTGCTGTGTGGCTAGTTTTGATTGCTGTTGTGCTGCCTGCGACTGAGCCTTTCGTTTATCTTTCATGGCCTGCGTCATCGGCTTTACTATATCGTTGAAGTCTTTCCACTCACTTGCTTGCATCCACATCTTGAGAATTTCTTTGAAATCAATATATTCCTCATTAATATCCGCGAGGTTTTCTTGAATCGTTGGGTTCTCGAAAATCTGCGTAATCAGGGTCATTGATTGCGACATGGTTCTCTTCGCTGCGAGCGATGCACCGGCTAATACCTCATACTCAATAATAGCGTCATGGAAATCTTGCATCGACAGTTCAAAGTCTTTGCCCATTTCCTCGCCAAGTATTTTGTATATTTCGGCATCCGAGAAGTTCTCGAATACGAGCATATCTAAGACATAAAGCCACGGTTTGAACACTTGTTCAATAAAGTTATCAAGCGGTCCATCTAGTCTGGTTGCCGAAGCACCCGCTAGATTAGTTGCACCCGTTGCGGTACGTCCCATCGATGATCTTGGGCCGGAACTAGAGCCTTGTACAAGCTGTTGGTCTGCTCCGCTGCTACTTTCTGTAGCTTTTTCGGATTCTGACAGCGCACTCCAAACATCCGTAGGAACTTTAGGAGTTTCCAACAGTTTAAACGCCTTCTCAACTTCCGTATCTACTGTCAGGATTTTTCCAATCCCTGTACGAATCATCTGCGTAGGTGAGTTACTATCTCTACGACGCAGGTAGATTGGATTAACACCAAATGACAGGATTTTCAGGATAGCATTGATGGTTCCTTGGTCAACGCGCTGGTTTTGTCCGACAATCAGGCCCAATCCCATTCCGTAAAATGCTTTTGGTCTATTCCACCAATTAGCTGAAAAGAATGGGAGAACTCCAAAATTGTTCACGCCAGAGTAAAGTTTGTGCTTTCTCTGGATAATGATAATCTTACGTCTCTTATCCCAATATTCTAATACTTCTAATTTCTGTAATAGTAAATCCGGTGAAACTTGATTCGTTATCTCTTCGGCGTGGTGAACTACCCCACGAATGTACATCGCTTGATCGGTAACAGAATTTCCTAATTCCCCGGCTTCAGTGGGCGGCATGAACCATGCCTTTAAATCACTCTCAGAGGGTAGTATCCATCCTGCTTTATCTGGATGGCCTTCGGGTAATTCTTGTATACCTTTGATAAGATCACTAAGTTGATAATAATCCATGTAGCGTTGATCGATGGCAAAATCTGCTCTACGAATATCGCCTACACAGCAATGTGGGTCAACTAAAACCTTATCGAGTTGCTTGCTTTCTATAAAAGGTCTAGGAGCATAGCGTTTGGTAATTTCAATAACGGGCGGCTTATCTTGTGGAATCATTGCAGTATCTTCGTAACCTTGTGGGCCACCAGATACCTTATCTACTGTCGCTTTACGTTTCTTGGTAATAATTTCTTTGTACTTAATTCCCCATTTCCAAATACCTGTACCGAATGTTGCCATTTGTTCAAGACCTATTTTAGTTTCGATCTTGAAATTACAATCATCTAATAGTGTTGAAAATAAAGCCGTCTTAGCATCAATTACATCTTGTGAAACACCGGGACGCGGACGAAGCACCATTGGCGGGTCTTCATAAAATAAACCCTTGTATAATTGTGGAACAATTGAGTTTACAACTTTAGCTACTGTAAAACGCTGTACGTTTGGTTCCAAAATGTAAGTATTTTCAAATACGGACATTGGACGCGGAGATTGGTATAACAAATCCGCATCTCTCCAAAGCAATGCGTACTGCTTATTTTGGATGAATTGCTCTGCTTTTGTTGCGGAGCCTACTACAAGGGCAATTTCTGCACCTGTATTATTCAGTACTCCGTTCGCTTTGTAATCCTGCGGAGTCAATTCTCTTTGTGTATTTCCAGTATCCGGTTGAATTACCGCCATTGTAGCTCCCTATTTCTTTTCCGCTTTTTGGTAAATTTTATATAACAATTTTGCGTATCTATCTAAGACGTAGGTTGCAAACACTTTACCATTTATCGCCTCACCGGGAAAATCTTTCTTATAATTCGTTAGAATAGACTCTTTAATCTGTCCTAGAGTTTTTCCCGTCATGGAACACTCCTTAACGAAATAAGTCTTGCAAGGGATCAATATAAGAATCTTGTACGACGCTTTGCGTTTGGGCTTTATCGATTTGGTAGTTTGTTACAGGGTTTTCATCTATCGGTCCTACTTCATTGTATTGCGCGTACTTACCTAAACAATACGTTCTGTTATAAACCTCTATGGATTTCTGATTTAATACATAATCTTGATTTACAGAATTGATGCGACTATCTACGTCTGCATACCCGCTATATTGTTCTACTAGCAAAGAAATGGCTGAAACAATATCATCATGTTTATCGTCACTTGTTCCTGTGAACTGTGACATTTCATTATAGATATCTTCAAGCCCTTCGCATGAATTCAGAAAATATAAACGTTCATCGCCTAATAGTCTTAGAACTGGTTTTGCTTTTAATTGCTTTGAACGTAACTTACTTCCATATCCTAGTGATACATATTCTACTGGAATTGATATTTGAAGCCTGTCCATTTCTCGACGAAGTTCTTTACCAAACCACTTAACACCTACTGAGTCTTCAATAGAAATCCTTTTTGGCTTCCATTTATAAGCTGTCTGTGCAATGACTTTTGGTAAATCATCTTCGTTGAAACGTCCACGTACCATATTTACAATATAGAAACGTCCACCGAAGATAAGACCGGTCAAAATAACTGTATAGTCTGCCCAATTCTTTGTACTGTAGGCTGTATCTACAGCGGTTACAATGATCCCATTTCCGCTTGGTGGTAACTGATGATGGGGTAGCGTACGACGAATAAGCAATTCTCTTGGGAATTTTACCTTATGCATCTTGCGCGGATCATTCAAATACTTAATAGCAAAAGTGGTTCCGGTTTTATCAGTCTTCTTTTCCTTTGATAAAAACTCATACGTAAGACGATCTGGAAACCATAGTTCCCAATCTTCCTTTGTCATTTCATCTTCAATCTTTCCAGCTTTAAGTGCCGCCTCGGTAGGCCACCATGCTGCGCGGAGGTAAATTCTACAATAGACTGAGCTATTGAATCTTCCGCTGTCTACTGAACCATATATACCCTCAACAATACCTTGCTCTTTTGCAAAGGTTTCCTCTTGGTGAATGGTAATACCATAGAAATCATTTTCGTCATACCACGTTCCAATAACATCGAAAAACCCATATGGGTTCATCATGGCTTTATTGATTTCTATTTGCTTATTGATCTTAAGCATTCTATCAGGTGTTTGACTATTCTCGTTGGTCACAACGTCATCTAGTTTTAATATGTCAAAGTGGGAACCAGATAGTGCTTGTTCAATCGATGCCGCTCTAACTGTTGGTTCTTTCTTGTCTGATTCAGCAGGCGTCTGATATTCAAACATTGTGCCATCAGTCGGTGTAATGCAATGCTCAGGAAAAAGTATTTGAAACATACTTTCTGACCATTCACCTGTCTGCTTATCCATGATCTTTCTTGGGCCGTACAGGGCTTTATTTTTAGCACCAAATCCGCCAGTCTCTTCGAGTGTAAAGTGACGCTTAATTTCTCCTACGAAGTCGCCTGCAAGGTCATAAACTCCTGTAAGAATAAGAATAGTGATGGCCGGGAAGCATAATACCCATTGGATACAATCCGCCATATCAATACTAGATTTAAAGCCTCCACGGGGAACTAAAAGCATTCTATCTTTTAATTCTGTGTATTGATTAGCAAAATCTTTGAATACGGTAAAAGTGGGGTCTTTTTGCACGAAGAAATCGTTACAAATTTCCTCATGTGTACTGACTGTTACCTCATTATAACTTTCAAGTAAATGGCAAAGAAAATAAAGGTTGCTCTGTGCCAAAAACCGCAGGTTCGCTAATTCGTGGATTTCTTCAACTGTTAAATCTTTTATGGACTTACCTAATACTTTACCCCAAGACTCTAAAATTTGTTTCTTTTGCTTATCTGAAACCTTGCTAAAACTCTTCAAAGCTTTGTTAAGAAACTCTTCTGCTGGTAAATTTGCATACTGATAATTTGGGAGAACTCTACAATCATTATAAAGTTGTTTTAATTTTTCTAACTTCATGTTGTAGATTCTCCTGTCTACTTATTTCTTATGCCATTCACCCATTGTGTGAGCTAAATTAGCCATCTTAGCAACGTGTTCATTATTACTGTGCATGGCCTCTTCAATGCGCTCTTTCGGAATTGTTTCGCCTTCTTTAATTCCAAGTGCCCTATGAAGTCCGCCTTTATGCAAATGCATCACAACTCGGTGATGGGATAATTTTACTGTTTCGTGTTTACTATCTGCCATGATAAACCTCTATTACATTCCTGCCGATGGAGGAGCTTGTGTTGCCGCTCCGGGTGCTGCTCCGGGGATACCTGATTGACCGGCGTCCGCTTCGGCTTCACCGGGATTAGGGGTTCCCATATTCTGAAGTACGTGGCTCGCTAATTCATCATCAGTCTTCGTAGTATGTTCTTCATCCGGGTGGTGCTCAGGGTGCGTATGTTCATGCTTAATAATATGTCCGCCATTAGCAGCATGTTTGATATGCATATGCTTGATTTCTTTCTTCGGTTTTGTTTCTTTCTTTCCGCCTAATTCATCGGCTACGTCGTATTTAGCAGTCATTCCCTTTGCCTCTCTATGTTTCGATGCGTCATCTTTATTTAGTACTGCTTCGCCCTTATGAAGCAAAGCTTTGCCGGTCTTAGGAACGTAATCCGTGCCGTCTTTATAACTTGGTGTTTTAGGTTGGGGTTTTGCAGAAAGGTCCGGGCGCTTATCAGCCGGACCAAGCATAAAATCCGCCGCCTTTCCTGCCCATCCTTTCACAGTGTTTTCTGCGCCTTGTATGGCGTGTGAAATGGTATCAGAAGCGGCCTGACGTTGCGGCTTTAATGTCACAGCATCTTTGATGTTTTGCTTTGTCTGTCGAACTTGATCTTTTACATCATCTTCTGAATTAGCCATTATTTATTCTCCATGTTATCAAGTTCAGACCAACGTGATCGTGCTGTTTGTCTCATACCCATACCCGGATCGTATTTAGGATAAAGGGCTCTATAGACTTGTTCTGCTTTTACAAAATGATACGGTAATTCTCCAATAGCCCGTAGGAACATCAATCCAGTTGTCGGACCCCGACTATGACCTGAATTACAAGCAATGAGTACATGATACCCCTCGTCCATTTGCTTTTTAACATAGGTCAATGCATCCGTAATACATTTCCACGGAATCATATTAGGATCATCCATGTCTATAATATTTATAGCCATGTGATCGCCCTTTTCAATAGATAAATAATGTTTACCTTTTGGAGCGCCTAGGGTTGTATAACCTAATGTCTGTTGGTGTCCACCGGCTCCGTACTTACACATACGACAGGACTTCCAATTAGGTTTATCTTTAATCTTTTCGTAATCTAAATCATCACCTACGAATATTCTGGCACCATTTTCTGCTCTATATATTTCTTCCAAAATGGCCTCCCCCACAGGACTTAAACCTGCATTTACGGGTTCGTAGCCCGTTGCTCTATTCAATTGAACTAAGGAGAGATGGCTGACAAGATTGGATTCGAACCAATGCCGTACGAATTAACAGTTCGCCGTACTACCATTATACGACTTGCCAATGAACCTTTATCTTACTTGGTTACGATATCTTTGTCAAGCCCTTCAACGATAATTTTATTAGATTTCTGTTTTGCCTCTAGTTCGGCTTGTGCTTGACACATCCCTATAAAATTGCGAAGAACGACGTTTGAAAAGTCTGTAGCAAATTGTATTGAAGCGTCGTCTAAATGAATTGCTATACCTTTATAATTCCATACTTTAGCGAAGGCATCGGCTTCACTTTTATTTACTTTAAATTGCGGCTGTGTCATTGGGTAAAAATCCCTCCTCTTTGAGATTTCCCTTCATTACTGAAAACGCTTCTTTTAGATTTGATAATGCTGCAATTTCTAGCTTACTTTGACCGCTTCCATCTCCCGCGCCGTTCTGTGGCTGTTCAGATTTATCGTACAGTTTAAAGCCGTTACGATTAACGAACTCGCCAAGTATTACAGCAGATAGTAAAGCCTCTTCAGTAGAATCTCCTGCAAGTTTAGCAGACCAATATGAAGATTGATATGTCGCTAAGAGTCTGCGATTTGGACCTAAACGCTCGTCGTCGGCAATTCGATTCATACGTGCCATAAGCTTACGTAACACGCCTACCGGAATCTTTAAAAAGTTCTTAGCGTACCAGTCTTTAAATTCTTCTAGTGGGATTTCTGATTTTTCAAGAAATTCATAAAAGTCTTCTTTTATAAGGTCTTTCTTTGATTTCATTCTTTCTCCTCAAAAAGAATTACTGTTAAGTGTATATAATCTTACAAGGTAGGGCGGAAGTTGGTGTCCAGAAACGTGCTCTCGTTTTTCCATTATTAACAGAAACTATTCCCGCTATGTGAGCGGCTTGTTCTAGACATGCAGCGTAATCGGATGGACTCATTACCGCGTCCCACGAGGGGTGGCTGTGGATATCACCGATTATCATTTGTTCCATTTCTATTGCTTTGGCTTTAACTTCATCTAATTCAGCTTGATACCATTGTACTTTTTCACGAGTCTGTGTGGCGTATTCTTTAGGATAAACAAACTTTGTAATTTCAATTTCATTAACAGATACGACTCTACCTATACAATAGGCTTGAATCTCAAGGGGAAAAGCCTCTCGTGCGCGTTTCCGAAAGTGATTTAAAGCCCCTTTGTTCACTTTCACTTTCGAGAACATGATCCTCCGGTAAAAGGGGCGCTTTTAGACACCCCTCTTTATAAAATATGGGGCTTTACACCCCATGACCACGCTGTTAGGAATCTAACGATTCGGTGGCCCTTTTTAAGCTATTATGAAGCTTTGAATGCGATGATGCCAGCAACCCAGTTAGTGCTCGTGCCGTAGGTCAGGGTGCCTTGTCCGGTAAACGATCCGGTAGTAGGGATCAGATAATACTCGTGCTGATTAGCCCCGCCAATTGGCGACCAGCTTGGCTCAATAGGTGTAATCCCGTCGATTAACGGGTTCGATACTGAAGAAGCAATGTTCTTCAGCTTATTGACAAAAACCACCGCTTCTAAGTTATTGCCTCCAGTGGTTGTGATGTTACCTGTAGTTACCGAAGTCCCACCCCCGACCCCGTTTTGATTATCAGCATCAAAGTGCCAAGTCTTGCCCCCTGTTACGTGAAACTCGAAACATTCTTGAATACTTCCAGTAAGACTTGGCGTATAGGTCACGGACCCAGAGGCGACCGAGGACAGGATGTAGAAAAACTGATTACCGGGAGCGCTACCTGAGTTGAATTGAGCTAACGGTGTCAGCGATGAAGTTCCATCGCTCATAGTACCGCTAGTGGTAAGAGAGTCATTCTGCACAGCACATACAACAAGATCACCCACCTGCACGCCCGTCAAAGTAACGGAGTTTGCGGCAGCGCCGTTGGACGTAACTAGAGAAGCTACAGCAGGACCCCCGGACCTACGGCGTGTAGTAATTACCTGAGTATCCTGCGCACTTGTGACTGTTAGACACAGAAGTAATAACGCAACAAGAAAGCGCATGTTTTTCATTAGAATGTATACTCCACAATTACTGCTATCGAGGTTCCAGTTAAAGTACCACCCATTACTGGATCAATTCCTGTTCCAGTTGTCCATGATGCATTACTTACTGTTCCAGTAGATGAATAAGCATAACTATTTCCGCAAGTCAACGCTCCACTAAGAATAGTTGTTCCTGTTCCGGCTGAGCCAAATGTGGGATTAACCGTTGTAGTATTGCTAGAATTATCGCTACGGCATTTAACTGCTGTGATAGTGCGGGTTACACCTGAATCATTGTAGCAAGTGTTGTTTGATATTGCATCATCACCTGAAGTTAGCGCGAACGATGTACCACTTCCACCCCACGCTTCCGTGCATGAACCCTTACTATACTGAGTAGCAAGCTGATTTGCAGTCACAGTATTGTTAGTCATATCAGAACCAACTACCGGGGATGAAGTAACCGCTTGTGTGCCTCCTGCAAAGTGTGCGACTCCAGCGCCGGGGGACGACGCTGTCACTAGTGTTGACGGTGCAAGTGAGAATTTCGCGTAAGTCAGTGACGATCCCGCTGATCCAATTGATGTTACTTGAGAAATTAATAGCCAACTTGTTGTAGTATTAGATGTTCCTGATTGTACAGGAATAGTACCTGTGTTGTTTACATCCGAAGGTGTGTCGTAGTCTAAGGCACGGGTGAAAACAGGAGATATTCCTGTAGCGCCCACGACGGTTGCTGTATACACCCCATTCTGAGAAGCTGGCGACTGATCCTTCAGTAGTACTCTTTGGCCGATTGTATTAATTGAAATTCCGTCGAGTGTGAAAGCTCCAGTAGCCGTCACAGTAAATGTATCCCCTATACCGCCCCCAACTTGGGTATAAGTTCCTGTAATACTGGCTGTAGAAGATGCTAAAACTGCGACGGCTGGATTTACTCCTGCTACTGCGTTACTTACTGCTAAATCTGTATATGCAGTTGTTGCAACTTTTGTAGAATTATCTAATTGGGTTTGTGTTATCGCTGTCGTCACGCTTGCAAGTGCGGTACTTACGGACCACGTTCCTGCTGCTACCTGAGCTACACCTGTTGATGTATGAGTATCTTGCCCAGTTCCACCATTTGTAGGAGAAAGTGGTAAAGTAAGTGTGTTTTGTTTTGCTGCTAAACCTGTATCTACGTAGGCGTCAGTTGCTAACTTTGTAGTCCCGTCAGCTTGAGATTGAGTAGTACCAGAAGTTCCATTAGGGAGGGTAGGAGTACCAGTTAGGTTAGTTGCCGTTCCTGATGTATTATTTGTTCCACCATTTGCAAGAGGTAGTACGCCTCTAACGTTTTGTGTAAGGTCAACTTTACTTTGTGCGGATAATGTCACGCTCGCAAGTAAAAGCACGCCTACGAATAATAGTTTATTCTTAATATCTGTAATTAACAAGGACGTTACCTCCCGTGGTAGGGGCTACAGCAAGTGTAATTGTTGCTCCCGAAATGGTATAATCTTTTCCTGCACCGGCTTGCATAAGAATGCCGTTGACAAATACGCTCTGTGAGCCAGCAACCGGAGTATGTGCAAGTGTAAACGTTACGTTTGAACTATTAATCGCACCAGTTGGAATTTCATTGTCAGCAAAGTTAACAGTTGCACCGCCCGCAGCGGCAGCAGTAATTCTACCTTTTGAATCTACTGTAATGTTTGCGCTAGTATATGAACCGGGTGTAACGGCTGTGTTAGCGAGTGTTGCAGCTTGTGAACCACTTCCCGGTCCCGCTGTAACGTCTCCTGTAAGTTGTGTAATACCAGACATGGGTCCAATTTGTACCCAACCATTGCCGGTATTCACGTAAACAATATCATTAATAATATCTACGCCTAAGTTTGGTGACGCTGGACTTGCTGGTGTAACGTCTGTAGAAATTGGTGCGCCTCGAAATATTCTATCAAATGCCATGTGTTAACTCCCTATTGCGGAGACAACATCTGAGGCGGTACCTACAATATAGATGGCATCAGTGTTCCCCGGTTTAAGTACAACCGATGTTCCTTTCTCAAGGGGATAGCCATTACTACTCGACACGGCAGAAGAGAAACCAACGTACACTATACCGGTATTCGTAGACTTTGCAGTAAGAAATACTGAAGTGTAGACCGGATTATTTGCAAGCGCCGTAGCGGTTGCTGTAACAGTATATTGCTGTACAAAGTTGTTTAGCGGCATAGTTACTCCAAAAAATAAAGGGCTAAACCGTTTGTAGATTTAGCCCTAGCATTGTTATTCCTCCGTGTATAGTTTTAAAATAAGGGAGCGTTTTGGAACGTGCTTTCACACGCTAGAGGAGCCAAAACGTCCCTATTCCCTCGTAAGGTTTTAATCTAACTCTAACTACAATTATATCATGAGTTTTGGAAATGTTTACTTCTTTTTATTGTAAGGTCTTGATTCTAAATGAGAAAAAGATTTTTTATTGATATTAATTTTACGTTCTTTTCGCTTTAAAATACGCAATTTCATTAAGTTCTGTCTTTTTGTCATACCTTGTGGGTCGGAATATATTGCCATTTATCCTTTTTATAAAATCACTGCATCAGAAAATGTATTACAATTCTCAAAAATATTCTTTGACTTAGGCGGGATTACAACTATTTCTTGTGCTGGTTTGCAAAGTGCCGGTTTAATAATAGGTCGATGTTCTAATTTAAATCTTGTATTTTTCGCTCCCTTTTGCATATGAGGATGAACTAAACAATGACACTTATGACAAAGGGGAACAATATTCGATGGCCTATTTCGACCGCCTTTTACTAAAGGAACAACATGATGACGTAATTCTGCTTTTCCTTGGCAAATGTAACAACTTTTACCGTTTAATGGAAAAAGATATTATTTTGAGCAGTTAAACCCACTACGCCTAGTCCTAAGTGTCTCAATATAAACATTTTCTTCATTTAATTTTAAATGTGATTTTAAAAAGGATAATCTATCCTCTATCTTTACTTGTTTAAATTTTATAGGTAATTTAAAAGTAAGTTTTAACATATTTAATATCTTATTTATTATTGCCTGAGAAGAAACGTATCTCTTGACCTTACCAGTGATATATACCTGATAAAGTACAGTATACGCTTTTTTTGTGAGTATATAGATTATTTGCCGTCGAATAAGAACATCTGGTCAGAGGTTCCTGCCTCAAACTTAACCAAATTAATTCCCGTCTCAGTTCTTTGCTTTAGTATGCAACCGCACTGAGCGCGTCTAAGTGGTTCTCTCTAAAACGGTTTCATATAAAATACTCTTATATGGGTCCGTGAAGGAACTACCAATTCCTCCATTTTGTACAATCACGCATTCATTAGAGACGGTTTCCTGTTTTGTACCTACTCACCGGACAAAACCTCAGTTCTGGTTAATTCCAGAAGACTTCACCGCTTACCATTTGCGCTAAGGGCTCTAGCAGGACTGTCAATCACTGCCCCTCAGTCGTGAAAAATCCACGCTAATGTTTCCATTATAGCAAACTATTATTTATTTGTCAACAGTTATTTTTAATTATTTTCAGCTTGACTTGTTTAATATTTATGCTATAATGTAAATCGATGCTAATTAAAGAACGCGAACTAAAACCACTGGTCTTGAATCCGCCACCAAACATCGTTAAAGTATTAGATGCAGACGGCGTAGAAAAGTTGCTAAACTTTTTAGAAAAAACACCAGATTTCGGCTATGACGTTGAAACTACAGTCACTAACGACTTTTATTGGCGCAGAATGCGTACCATGCAATTCGGTACCGCACAAGAACAATATGTCATAGATTTGAGAGCATTTTGCGATAATTCAGCCGATTTACTCTATGATTGTCAGGGAGAATACGGTAAGAATCTCCATAAAGCGCCTAAATTACAGCAATTATTACAGAAGTTAACTCCTTATTTATGTTCAGATAAGTGGATTAAAACGGGTGTAAATTTAAGCTTTGAGTGCGAAAGTTTATATTGGATGTTCGGAATAGCGGCGTATGGTTGGTATGATTGTCTATTAGCTGAAAAGTGCTTATACGCGGGTTTAGGCGGAAAGGCATCTCTTAAGAATTACGATTTTTACGCAATGGATTCAATGGCCGAGCGTTATTTTGGTGTAATCATAGATAAAGAACTCCAAACCTCATTTAATCTTGAAGATGAAATAACCGACGCTCAGTACGAATACGCTGCCTTAGATACACGTATGCCGTTAGCAATCAAGATGTTCCAAAATATTATTGCAAGTGGAGAAACCGTTGCAAGTTTAGAGAAAGCAGGAAAGCCAAAACTAGCAGAACAGCTTTGTTATCTTGATAGTTTGATTCTTGGTGATAATCTACATGAAGTTATTAAAATTGAGAACGAGGCACTGGGCGCATTCGTTTTTATGCACGTACACGGGGAACGTATCGACACAGAACGTTGGTTAGCTCGTGTAGCCAAGTCAAAAGTAAGATTAGAAGAAATTCTCAAAAGTTTGGATAAGATTTTCATTCCAATTGTAGGGTCTAAGCATGAGGCTATTGATGATGCGAAGATTGCCGCACTAGAACTTAAGTGGAAATCCTATAATATTCCTTTCGACGAAGAGATTACTTTACTATTGAAAATAAAAGAGATAAACAAACAGCTTAAAAAGTTTCCCGATACGCCTGAATTGCAATCAGAAGCAGCACAATTACAGATAAAGTTATCACAGATTGAACAGGATCGGAAAGCTTTGAAAGAGGTTCTTAAGAAAGAATGCGGTGACTTAAAAAAGAAACGTACCAAGATTAATAAACTCAAAGCCGACTGCGAAGGCGAAGCACTAATTAACTATGGTTCAGACGCACAGCTTATGCATTGTTTGCGAGACAATTTCAAACAACTAGCGAAGATTGAAACACTTGACGATGAACTGTTAGAGAAATATGAACATATTCCTGTAATGAAATTAATTCGGGAATATCATGGTGTTTCCAAGGAAATTGGAACATATGGGGATGCATGGGCGACACAATGGAAAACGAAACCCGGTAAAGAGGAAGGCTGGTTACATCCCGGCGATGGACGTTTGCATTCAACGTTTAATCAATATGATGCCGGTACAGGCCGCAGTAGTTCATCTCAACCGAACGGGCAGAATCTTCCACAAGATACGGAAGTGCGTCACTGTTTTATTGCCGATGATCCTAATGAAGATATACAACTCAGTGATTGCTGTAATGAGTCCGTATTTCCTGACCCTAGTGGACCGTTGGTTTGCAGTGAATGTGCGTGTTTCTGCAAGACTCATGCTGAAGAATATGTAATCGTCACTGCTGATATGTCCGGTGCAGAACTACGCATCATTGCTGAAGACTCTGGCGATCCTCAATGGGTAGGTGCATTCGAACGCGGAGAAGATTTACACTCTGCCGGAACCGAACTGCTTTACGAAACAGAATGGCATAAAGAGGCATTGCCAGATTGCAAGTACTATATTCCACACGATGAAAAGTCATTAGCGAAATATCCTAAAGCGAAACCCGGCGATCCTAAAAAAGAGAAGTGCAAATGTCCGGGTCATAAAGTACGCCGTGACGATACCAAAGCTTGTAACTTCTTACTTGCCTATGGCGGCGGTCCTGCAACGCTTGCTGCTAATATTAAGAAGCCATTAAAAGTAGCAAAGCAATTAATGGCACTTCACGAGCAGAAGAATCCGGGTGTTTGGAAATACCTAGAAGCTTCTGGTAAAAAAGCAGCGCGTGATTTCAAAGCGTTCGATTTATATGGTCGTAGGAGAATCCTTCCTCAACCCACGCACGCAAGGGCTACAGAGAACTGTAAAGAATATAACGAGAAGATGTTACGTCTTTCTGATGAAGATAAGGAACGTAATCTCAATGCGTTCGTAACTGCAAAGGGACGTAAACCTACAAAGGATGAAGAGTTTGAATTAACGCATAGAAAGCCGACAGCGAATGAAATTTCTCGAAGCTATTATCAAATGTCTAATAGCATTGAGCGCCAAGGTAAGAACATGCGAATTCAGGGAACTAATGCCAGTATTGCAAAGATTGCGATGGGCGCTGGTTATGATCCCGATGGTAAACCGTTCTTGTGGCATACTTTACCGCAGTATCGTGCAAAGCTTATTAAATTCGTACACGATGAACTCGTGGTAAGTTGCCCTAAACAATATGGCTCATTAGTTGCAGCTTTAATAGGAGATGCATTTAAACGAGCAGCAGCTATTAAAATGAAAAAAGTTATTATGGAATTCGACTATAACATTGGACCTTATTGGAGTAAATGATGGAATTTAAAACCTTTATACCCCTTCCTCTATACGACTATCGTATTTATGTCATATTTACAGAAAGTTTAAAAGAAACCTCTAAAGTGTTGATAAGCCAGGGTTTATTAGCCAAAAACACTGACATGGGGGATGAAACCACAGGTGCGTTTCATATAAAGTTCTCTAACCAAAGTTATTCCTATTTAGTATTCAAGATGAATGCCGACAGTAACCAGATAACACATGAATGCTACCATGCTGTATCGACACTATTTAAGTGGATAGGCGCTACACACGAGGAAGAGTTATTTGCATATCATTTAGGATATTTGGTCCGAGAGGTTACTAAAGATCAAAGTGCCGCAATAAAAAAGTTACAAAAAGCACTTGACAAGTTACCGAAACCATGATATCATGTATTTAGAAATGACGGGAATCCAGCGAATCGACGAGAAGTGGTTCAAAAGTAGCCACATGGTATTTTTTGACGATGGGCCTAGAAAACCGGGTGCTAAAACCCGCAAATTCAACGTATTCGGATTAAAGCATATCTTGCTTGGTCACGTTGAATGGTATGGAGCTTGGAAGAAATATTGTTTCTTCCCGCTGGATTCAATGTTGTTCGATAACTTATGTTTAACACAAATCGCTGAATTCTGCGTATTCGTTACACGGGAACACAAAGATGCACTACCTAAGAAACAGTGGGCACAACGTAGAATGAAAGAGAAGCGAGAAAGAACAATTGAAAGATTAGCCTTGAAAAAAAGCTTGACAAACATAAAAACTGATGTTAGTATAGGTTTTGAAAGCATAGAAGACGAACGACAGATAGAACCCGTTCCTTAACGGAAACATAAGGTGGTGGAGGCTTCAACAATCGTTGATGCCCTAATTGTCATAACTATATAGGAGATTTAAAATATGTTAATTGAAGTCGGATTAGGAGCGGCAGGATTATATGCGTTGGTGGATTATATTTCCAACTCTAGCTTTCGCTCAAAGGTAAATGCATCACTGTCTGCTGTAGAAACAAAGGTTGAGTCTGTTGTTTCTGGTGTATCACCAACCCTTGCGGCTGATGTAGCTGCAATCAAGGCAAAGGTAGTTCCTGTTGTTGAGACAGTTGTTACCGATACTAAGACTGATGTTAAGAATGCTGTAGCTGCACTTGCTGCTGCTGTAGCAAAGCTGTAAACAACTTTTCCCGTAGTGGTAAACACCAAGCCATGCCGTCTTGCTAGCGGTGCGTAGGCAAAGGCTGAATCTATTACAATAGTTTGGCGAGAAGTAATCCTACCGGGAAAAACATTTTAAGTACGCACGTATGAAGTTACATGAAGTAATATTGGACAGCGGTTCGAGTCCGCTCACATCCACCAAGTTTTGTAATAAGTTTAGCCCAAATTGAGTTGCAAGGTCACTTCCTCGCAAGTCGTTTACAGCAACCTCTAGAGAGTGCAAATGCGTAATGCACATGGGCTAATTAATTTGGGTGTGCCAAGGTTTCGACAGTATAATGTAGTGTAGTGGACGTGCCGGGATTGATGCTCACCGTATACGAGAATCAAACAAGTAACTGCTGAAACAAGCATTTACGACAAAATGATTGCTGGCGTTTCAACTTCGGTTGAAGTTAATAGCAATGATCTTGTTCTGGCCTAAACAGCCTGAGATTGGCCCACTTGGAAACAGAACGGGCCATTTAAGTTTTGTGTGAGTGGCAGATAGGTAATGCGCCGACCTGTGGCGTCGGTTTATGTGGGTTCAAATCCTACCTTACACCCCAATGTTGGACTGGGAAACCCTTTACTCCATAGAACCTGTTCTGGACCGTAACAGCAGGATGTAAAGGCCGGTCAACGGTCATTGAGTTTATACGGGTTTAGCGAAGCCTGATAACGCGTCTGCTTTGGGAGCAGAAGATCGCTGGTTTAAATCCAGCAACCCGTACCATTTTGAAAGGAACGCATGGCATTTCGTGTAATGTTTACTAAAGATGAAGAGTGGCCTATAGTATTTGACGATGATATTGTCCCGTTAAAGGGCCATGCTAAAGGATTTAGAATCACAAAATGCAGCGCCGAAACCAGAGTAGTAAAAAGGAACAAGTTTGATTTTGAAGCTATTAATGGATTTTGGGTAGATGCTTCAAGTGCGATTGTTGATTCAGATGGAATTGTAAACTTTAGTTAGGAGAAGTAATGGCGCTATACACGTATAAATGTCCTCTATGTAAAAAAGTACAAGAACGACTTGCCAAGCTAAATTCTATCCAGTTCTGTGATACATGTGTGTACACACGAGACACAGTCAATGGTCATTATGTAGAACTTAAACCCGAAATGAAAATTATACCAAGTGTTCCTTCCCCGGCCCAATGGGGATGCCCAAGAGGATTCTAATGACAGAATGGACAGGAAACGAATACGGACCAACAGGATCATATACAGACGAGGATGGGGCCGTCCATGAACTTACAATCATCAATGACCATCCTTCTATAACGTTTAACTTTGACGGTCCAAGATTCGATCCAGATCATTTTGAAGTGGTAGAAGTTTTGTTTGACGGTTGTACATCAAAGAATTGTCCAATGGGAATGTACCAAGACATTATCAAGTTCTGTGAAATGAAGATTAAAGAAATTCCCCATTATGACGCAGTAGACGGAAAACTGCAATGGGTTGACACGAGAGGAGAAACAAATGAAGGTTAGTTTAAGAAAAGCAAATGCGCTGCAATTACTCATTAATGAACAAATTAATGAGGGATTTGTTGGGACTACAACTATTAGTAAGTATGATGTAGTTTCCGATGCACTTCAGATAGCCGACGAGAAGTTAGCGCAGACTATTGCGAAAAAGTTTAGTCTAATTGAAGTCCTGTATTCACTACGTACCAAAGTGGGCGAGGCTAGTGCAAGCGCGGGAATCGCAAAGCTGCTAACCGAACTTGCATTAAACGAAAAAACCTCTGCCTTTTTGAAGCAGCTTGCGTCTACAACGGCCTTTGCTTTAGATGCTAAGACAATCAGCGCCATCATTGCGGACGCGGTAGCGCAGAAGGATTCCTATGGACGCTCAAAGGATGCTGTAACTGTTAGTCTTCTGACCAAGGAAACTGTTGAAAAGTACAAGTCAGATATTAACAAACTTCGCAAAGCTAAGCAGTCCATTAGTGACAAGCTTTTGCATTTGAACGTTTCAACAGAAATTGAGCTTGATGAAAAGGAAGTTTCCGTACTGAAGAAGTACGAAATCCTCTAATTCATCCGGTACTCGCTACCAAACTGCCGGGAAACCGGCTACATTCGAGAAGGATTAGCGGAAACGCTAACCTCCTTGCTTGAGGATGACCCCCGGATTACCATTGAAATCTGCCAGTTTCATTACTGGATTAGACGTGCATATTGCACCGGGAACAACTACCTCACAAGTGTTTATTGACTTTTGCAAATTGTATATTGCATATTGTCCCGGTAGCGAGTATCGTTAAGTTTATACGGGGATAGCTTAGTCCGGCTCAAAGCGTTGGCCTCATAAGCCAGCTATCGTGGGTTCAAATCCCACTCCCCGAACCAAATTATGCGTTAGAGGTAACTTCGGCTTGTTACAGCAGACTGTAAATCTGCCCTGCATTCGCGGATAGGTGGTTCGACTCCATCCTGACGCACCAAAGGATTAATATGAAATGGTTAAGATTACTAGCTGCCCGTATTCTAAGAAATAATGTCAAAGGTTATTGTATGCAACAAGACATGGATTCCGGTTGGATATATGGCGACGGTTGGCATATCGAATTTAAGAGATAAGCCGGTATGGTGGAATGCATACACAGCAGCCTTAGAAGCTGCCGCCGAAAGGATTGGGGGTTCGTGTCCCTCTACCGGCACCAAAAGGATTATATGGCAAAGAAAAAAGATTATGGCACTGCCACTCACGAAGAAATATTAGAGGGAATATCAGTAGCAACAGAGCTAGCAACTAGAATAAGGGCTATGAAAAATCCAGCAGTTAGGAATCTTATAAAAAAATTGCTAGAATTGATAAACATAGATTAATTGAAATTAAAGCTTGACAAATTGGCCCTACGGTGGTAGTATAGCTGTAGGGTTTAGTTTTATGGAAGGTTGGCTGAGTGGTTTAAAGCACCGCACTGCTAACGCGGCAACCCTGAAGTGGGTTCGCAAGTTCAAATCTTGCACCTTCCGCCATAAGAAAGGAACAAATGCGTACAGAATGGACTGTTATAAATCCATTTTCGAATCCATTAATTCAGAGCGGTAACGAACTAGCCGATATTACCAGTATAGAAGAGTTTGCTGAACGAATGGCAGAGGAAGTGTATCGTAGTTTATTTGAAAACGATCAAAGAATTACGGTTATACATTTTGCCAAGAAGAAATTTGAACAACGTTATAAGGAATTGATTAGCTAATTAACGGGTGTGTGGCTGAGATGGATTAAGGCGGCGGTCTTGAAAACCGTTGAGCCGGTTAAGACCCGGCTCCGTGGGTTCGAATCCTACCGCACCCGCCATAAGGAGGAGTAGTATGGGTAATAGTTTTATAGAACAAAAGATGCAAGAAGAGAAATGGGAACTAGGCGATGAGCATGTTAAGTTTAAAGACGGCCCG